AGATTCTAAAATCTAAACCTAATCCATCAGCTGCTATTTCAAATTTTCCACTTGTTGATTGGTCTAAAACTAAAGATGCTACATTACTATCACTAATATGTAAAGTTGTATTATTACTTGATATACTACTTGATGGATTTGTTTCATTTATTCCTACGTTTCCTGATGATAAAATATGTACAGATTGATTGTCACCTAAAATAGTAGTTCCTGAATCATTACCTCTTATTAAACCAAAATTACCACCATCTGCTCTTCTATTTGCAAGAATGTTGCCTGAGGGAATTACTATGCTTCCATCAACTTCTAATTTGTAACCTGCAAGAATTGAAGTAACTCCAATTCCTACATTTCCTCCATTAGGTTGTATAGCTAAATTATATGTTGTTGCAGAACCATCTGTTCTTTGTGAACTTATATAACCAACTCCACTTGAATTAGCACCCATAACAAGACCATAAGCATTACCAGAAGTTGTATTACCAAAACATACAGAACCAGTATTTGCACCTGCTGAAGGAATGCTTGTTCCACCTAAAGCATTTTGTAAACCTGCATTTGGGCTTGTCACATTAATTCCTATGTTTCCATCGCTTCTTACTAGAAACAAACTATTTCCACTACTATTAGCAGCTTCAAAAGAAAAGTCAGCACTTGTATTAGTTAAACCTCTTGTGCTTAATCTTACTGTAGATGTCGGAGGTCCTCCAATTCCTACTCGACCAGAACTATCAATACGCATTCTTTCGCTATTGCTTGTTATAAATGAAATATCAGTATCATCATAACTCGTTCCCCTTGTAGCTCTAATTTTTGTTTCTGGACTTGCTGCATCTACTGTAGTAATAGAAAACATTAAATCAGCAAACGCACCATTTGTAGTACTACTTCTTTGTATAGTTATGCCACCACCATTACTAACTGTTTTAACTTGTAAATTATTAGAAGGCGAGGCAGTTCCAATTCCAAAATTTCCATCTTTAAATCTTGCTACTTCTCCTCCATTTTCTCTAAACCTTATACCATCGTTTGCATTTATAGATAATCCATCTGGAGAAGCTCCACTATTTGACATATCCCAAACTGTAATAGATGGTTGGTCAATAGTTAAAAAACCTTCTCTTAAAAATATACCATTGTCTTCACCTACATTATAAGCATCTACTAAAAGATTACCTTCAACGTGAAGTTTTGTGTCAGGCGAATCAGTCCCAATTCCTACGTTTCCTCCAGAAGTTATACGTATTCTTTCTGTTCCACCTGTTGACATTGTAATTACACCATTACTTGAAGTTGCATCTAAGTCCCATCCTGCACCTGCTGATACTGTGTTAAAACTTGTAATTGCTAAAGGTCGATTATCTGTTCCATATATGTTTAAATCACCAGAACTGTCTATATTCATTTTAGTACTATTATCAATACTAAATATCATTGATGTACTTGCAACTGCATTTGCTCTATCTGCAAAGAATCCCATCGCAGTGTTTGATGTCAATATTTCACTTATATTCCCACTACTTGTATCTTTTATAGCAAGTTGATAACCTTCAGCAGTTAAAGTTGTAATTCCCGAACTGTCTATACGCATTCTTTCTACAAGAGAAACTGTAGCATCTGCTGTTCCAGAAGGAGCATTAAAAAACTTAAATTCTCCTGTTGAACTTAAATCTATTCTTGATGCTGCTTGAGATGCAATATATTTAGTTGCACCATCAAAATATAAATTATTAGATAAGAAAACACCATCATAAGCTTCCCATAAAGCACCACCTGTTGAAATTTGTATCGCTTTTGTATTTCCAACAGTTGCCCAACTTTCAGGTGTTACTCCAATTCCTACGTTTCCTCCACTTGTAATAGTAACTAAATCAGTACCAGTAAAATTATTTGTACTACTAGTTATTCTAAATAAACTATGACTAAAAGTTAATGCTGCTTCAGTATCACCTGACCATAAAGCAGTATAAGTTTCATTTGTTTCATCGTGTATGCTTAAATATGGATTTGATGCACCACTAATTAAAATACCATCATCAGCATTTATAGTATCATTAACAATCAATCTATCTTCTAATGTTACTTGACTATTTGCAATAATCATTTTATTCGAACCAGCGTGTGCTATTATAAATTGTGTTCCACTATGATAAATTCCACTATCTGTATCATTACTAAAAGCTATTGCAGGATTTGTAACACTTCCGTCTGGTAAAAATATTTGGTCAGATGTGCTAACTATTAAATCTGTTCCTCCTGTAGTATTTCCGTTTGCTAATACTTCTGCAAGTGTAGAATTACCTACTGAAGAATCTACATAAGAAGTAGTCGCAACCTTTGTGCTATTATCTCCTGTGCTTTGAGTAGTTGCTGTTGTACTAGAAGCTATAATACCTGTTAATGTTCCTTCTACATTTGCGACTAAAGTGGCTACTGTATATCCTGTTCCACTTGTGTTTACTGTTGTAGTTGGTTCTTCTTCTAAATTCTTAAATAATTTAAATTTATCATCTCCTGCATCTCTGAATAAACCAGAATATAATGTTGTAGCACTAGGTGCATATTTACCATATATACCAATATCTACTGAATCTGATGAAGTATTATTTCTTGCTACTTCAATTAGTGGGTCTTCTACTCTTAATGTATCTGTATCTACAGTAGTTGTTGTTCCATTTACTGTTAAATCTCCTGTTATAGTTAAATTACCTCCTACTTTGGCATTTGAGTAAACATGTAAATCATATCCTGTTTCTGGAGTAACTCCTATACCTATTTGAGTTGTAGAGATATATAAAGGAGAATTATTGCCAAAACCATCAGTAAGCTGTTTAGCTCCTGTGGTTAAATTACCATTATCTGTTAGTTTGATTAATGACTGGTAAGTATCTTTTATTTTATTTCCTGATAATGTAGCCATTATTTATTTGTTTTATTATTTATCTTTTTAAGATAAGTTAATAGTTTCTTTTTATTTACCTCTTTAGGTTTGTATGTCTTTTTTATAGTTGCCATCCGTGAAAACCTGTATCTTTATCAGGATATATATCTTCATTGTTGTTACTATAATACTCGCTAAATTTACTTGGTGCATTAAAACTCATATAATCAATAAATCTTTGTACATAATACTCAGCAAAGTCTCTCTCCTTTTGAATTAAGAAATCAATCTCTTCTTTACTGGCAAGAGAACTATTTTCTGAATTATGCTTAAATACACCTCCATTTGAAATAGAATATGCAGCAAATGGTAAATATTCTACCATAGCAAAATGAATTAACATAGGTTGTATATAATCATTTACTAAATCTAAATAATCACCAGATAATGTTCCTGCAATTATATCAGCACTTATTTTATCATATAAATCAGTACCTAAATAATTCTGAACATGTATCTCTTGTGCTAATGCAATAAACTGTATAAATTTATCAGTATCTACATTAGCATTTATTGCTGTATTCTTTACTAAATCTGCTCTTTTAATAAATAGTGCTGTTGCCATTATTCTTCTATATTTTCAGGTTGTTCAATCTCTTGTTCTGGTTCTACATCATCTTTTTTTATACCTGTTTCTTTTTCTACTTCAGCATCCGTAATTGCATTAGTCAAATCAGTAAATTCAAGAGGTTGTAGTGTTTTAAAGTATATATCTAATTCAATACCATTGTAATCTAATATCTTTTCTAATTCATCAAGTATAGTTACTTGCATAGGTCTGATTACTGTATTATCCATAAGTATTGAAGCTGTTTGTAACTCTTCAGCATTATTGCCAAGACCAGTAGTATCCTTTATACCTACTAACATAGGAGATACAATTCTGTGTGATACCATAACCTTTCTCATAGATTCATCAGATAAAAACTTATATTGCTCATGAGCATCAGAAAGTATGACAGGTTCTATAGAAGCTGCAAGGTCTTTGCTATCATTAAATGCCAATATAAAACGACCAGCATTACTAGAACCACTAAATTTTTCATGAATACTTCTCTCAATAAGCTCTCTTTGTTCCTCCGTAGGTACTCCGTTATTAAAGTTAATAAGCATACTTGGTGCAAGACCATTTTGAATATTATTGATATGATAATTTGCTATCTCTTCTTCAAGTTCTGCATACTGTAATCCTCCTTGATAATCTACAGGAGAATAATAATAAAATCCTGCTCTATAAGGTTTAATATATAATATTTCTAATCCTGAGTTACTTGTACCAAATGCAGGTATTCTTTTAGGTTTTTTACTACCTTTTATTTCAGACCAGTCTTTTGCATAGTAATAAGCCCTTATTACACCCTTGTTATCTACCTTCTCTGCCCTTAACATCTCTACAGGGATATGTTCTACTTGCACAATCTTAGAACGGTCCTTAGAATAGATTATTTGAAGTGCAGCTTGACCCATCATTTTATAGTCATAGCAAATCTTCTTCATACAATCTTTTGTGAATAATTCTTTTAGCTCCTTATATTCATTTGGCTTATCAATACTATCTACAGCATCTAATCCTTTACCATAAATCATTTCTGCAATACCATTTATTGCAGCATTATTTGTGGGGCTTCCGTTATATCTATCTATTAGGTATTTGAAATAATTGTTATCGTCTCCATATTCAATCCATTCTTGATTATATCTTTCACTAATCTCAGGTCTTGTATATGAAGAAAGATTCACAACATGAATTTTACCTTGTTGTACTTCTAATTTTGGTTTTGGAGCACTTAATCTTTTTCTCATTGCTCTGTTACTTTTTTTTGTCATAATATTACAAAATCATTATCGTATGAGTTCTCTGTTGTATAATCTCCAGAATGAACATCAAATACATTATAATCTGTTTGGTCAGTACAAAATATAGAACCTCTATAAATAACTGTACTACCATCTTTTACTATAAACGAATAAAATCTATTGGCAATTAAATTAAAACTACCATTAACTGTCATATACCCGTTTGAATTGCTTACTGTGACTGAAACTGCACTTGTTGTACGTTTAGATTTATCAGTAAGTTCAAATGTCACAGAGCTTGGTGTACTTCTAGGAATTATCTTAAAACTCTGGGCACCTGTGGATGTTGTTAATATAATCATATTATAAGTAATAAATATAATATAATTTGTTTGCATAAAAAAAGGGATACATAATGTACCCCTTTTAAATTCACAAAGTATATCTAATTATTAAGAATTAGTTCCTACTGTTACTGTTACAGTCGCACTACTCATCCCAGCATAAGGGTCAGCAGCAGTTGGACTAGCAACAAAGTTAGCAGGTAAAGTTTCCATAGCAGATAATGTAAGTGTATAACCACTTAAATCTCCCATAGCAGCACCAGTTACTATTGTGCCACCAGATACATCAGCTCCATGCTCTCTACCCATTAAAAATACATTTCCATTATAATCTTCAACAGCAATATGTGGTCTTCCAAATGCAATTAATTTCAGTTCTTTATTATCTTCTTTAGATAATTTGTGTAATGTTAAATTTAGTGTTTGTTCGAAGAAAGTAGTACCATTCTCTCTTGACGAAGTGATGTTTTGTTCAAATGATGAATTTCCTTTTACTTCATATTTAAATGCAGTAAATGTACCACTCATATCTGTAATCTCATCATTAGTAAGTGTTATTGTGCCTAAGTCACCAAAATCTGTGAAATAGACAGCTCTAATACCACCAACTACGTCTTTACATGGTTCTTTTCTTCCTAATGTTAAATCACAAGCCATAATATTTATTTTTTATTAAAAAAGGGCAGGTAGAATACACCACCTACCCTTCTTAAGTTATACAATTATTTAGTTATTAAGCTAATGTTAATAATACTAAATCTGAACCGATTCCATACTGAATACCAGATGTAAATCTCATAACAACTCTTACGTTTTGAGAACCATCTAAATCAGCCATATCAAGAACTTTTACTTCATTGTGGTCAGCAATTAATCCTGTACCAAAGTATAAGTTAGATTTTTGTCCTGCAACGATATGGTCACTTGGCATACCTGAAGTATAAACAACTTCAATACCTTCGAAAGATAATGAAGCATTGCTTTCATACCATTGGTTACCTTTATTGTCATATCCTTGAGCACCTAATCCGTTAGCACCATATCCTCCTAAATGTCTTACATATGCTTGGAATGCAACTGGTGGAACATATATTTTTAAATCTTCTTTTCCATAAACTGCGTTAGGAATTGAATCTACAACATTACTTAATAAAGTAACGATGTTAGATGAAGTGAATGAAGTTTCAGAACCGTTAGCAGCATCGTTTACGTCTGAATCAGCAGCCATTAAAACTGTAAATCCGTCAAACTCACCTGCGTTAGCGTTCACACCACCCCAGATATTTTGTTCTGTCTTTTCTGCAACTAAACCTGCAACATGTCCGATTAAGAAATCAGAGAATTTTGGAGGTAAGTTATCATACGCTGAGTATCCCATTTGGATAGCTTCCCAGTCGCTTCTAAAGTCCTTCTTACAAAGTTCTAAGTTTACTTGGAACTCTTCTGGTTGAAGGATTCTTTCTGTTAAAGTTACAGTAGCAGTATCAGAAAAATCACAAGTTGCATCTTTGATTACGTTAGCATCAGTTGCGACTTTTTTGATTACTTCTTTAAACTTTACGTTTGGTTTAATCTCGATATTACCTCTATTTAAGGTATTACCAGATAATAATGCAGCTGAAATATAATCACCAGCAAATTCCCCTGCATAAGTAGTAGTAATTGATGTAGTAGTAGCCATTTTTGTCTATTTATTTATCTATTAATGTTAAAAATTTGATTCAATACTCTATCTTTTGTACTGAATTGTCTGTTTTGTGAGTAAAGAACTTTTTTTCTAGGTTGCTCTTCAGAACCTTGATTGATAGGTTGTGCAGCAGGTTCTTTAGAAAGCTCTTCTATTTGTTTACTCATAGAAACTTTTTCTTTATCATAACCTAACTTCATTTCTTCAATCTTATCCATAATTGATTTGATTTTCATATCAAACTCTTCTTTTGAAACGTATTTGTCCATATCCATTTCAATTTCTTCAGAAACTTCTTCAACAGAAACTTCTTCTTGTAGTTCTTCAGCTTCTACCTCATCAGATGAAAGTTCTTCAGCAACTACTTCTTCTTGACAAGCAAGTTCAGTTAGTTCTTGAGACATTTCTTCTTCTTCAGTAAGCTGTTCAGAAAGCTGAACTTCTTCTTCTTTAAGCTCAACCTCTTTTACGTCATCTTTTTTAATTAGAGAAAGTTTCTCCATGATGTCGTTTAGAATTGATGTAGCTTTTTGTTTTTCCATAAATTAAGTATTATAAAATTAATTTTACTATTAAAGTAACTAAGTAATAAAAGGTTGTTAGATTTTGCCTATTCCTTGTGAACGCAAAGTGCCATCACAACATTTTCTAGAATATGTTTTTCCATCTTTACATAGACAACCTCTTCTTTTTCCTCTTGGTACAGCTCTACCTAATGTTTCATTTGTTTTTTTCATTTCTTAGAGCTTTTAGGATGTTTAGTTGGCAATAAATCATAGTCTGTTGTATACTTAGCATTTTGTGGTCTTCCGTTTCTTACCAAATACATAAAAGCGTTAACTCTTGCGTGTGCCCATTGTGAGGGTGATTTTACATTAGGTGAATGGCTTGTATTGAAAGCACCAAGACCTCTTTGAAACACAGAAGCCAACATACCAACAGTTATGCCATAACCTAATTTTTCTTTATATCTTTTGTTAAAATCATCTGCTTTCTTTTGCAAAGATGCTCTATCTTTTGCAGAAACCTTAGCTCCTCTTTTACCAGATGCATCTCCTTTAGCTGTTCCTTTTCCTTTAGGATTAGGATTAGGTGTGCTAGATTTAGGTGCTTTAGGACTTCTTCTTACTCCTCCTCTTGGCCCAACCTCTGCTAATAAATGTTCTGCACAAGGCATATACCAAGTTTTACCTTCAAATTCGTGTTCATGTATTCCGTCACAATCTAAATCTTTTGCCATCTTTTTAGCCATCTCTTCAGATGAATAAGCTAATCTATCATTTATAATTGCATGGTCTTTATCAACAACCATCGATGCCATTTTCAATTCACCAAGCTCTCTTAGTTTACCTCTTGACCAGTTTAATCCTGCTTTCCCACCCCATAATAGATATGAAATAGTTCCACACGCTTTACTATCACTAGGGTCATAATAAGTTTCTGCTCGACTTAAATATGAATACATCCTCTTAATTGTGGATAAACTCAATTTCTCACCTCTTGACAATTGCTGAGCTCTTATTTTTCCTACGCTTGTAGCACATTTATTATTTACTTTCTTATTTAATTCAATACCTCTTTTGGCATTATTTCTAACACCACTTCCGTAATCACCATAAGTTTGTAATTCATATTTATTATCTAGTATTGAATTGGCAATCTCTAATAGTATTTCTGTAGCTTCTTCTTCATTTTCTACATCATCTATTGCTGCCATCTCTAATTTATCTTTAAAGTATCCTTCAATACTAAATCCTTTTACTAATCCTGTTTTTACATAGTTTTCCCAAACATCATCATTATTTACTTTCATTGACACCATCCAAGTACCAACAGGTAAATCCATATCATACTTTCTTGATTTATCATGTACTTCATCTTCTATAATCCAAGATTCAACTACAGATAATCCATGTAATTCAGCTTGATGCTCTAATGTAGATTTATTTTGATTACCTCTCATTAAAAATAATTGAGATGCTTTTCTTACAGTATCTTTTGAGAAATATATATAATATTCTTCTTCACCATCTTTTCTGTATATATTCTTATCTGGCACTAATGCAGCACCCATAAGTATTCTTTTCTCTTCATCTACTTGTGCTAATTTAACTTCATGTTGTTTAGATAAAGCAATAAAGTTTTCTTCTATTGCAGGTTGGTCCACAATAGATATGGCTTCTATGCCAGATAATAATTGTTCTTCGTCTATTAATAATTCTACTATTTTCATATTAAACTTATTTATATAATTAACCTAATGATGCGTTTCCTGTAATGTTTCTGTCTAATTCTTGTGCTGATGATATTTCTTTACTAACCACAAATGCTTGAATTGGTTTGCCAGTAATTCCAGCTAATCCTGTAGCTAACTGCGAAACACCCCCTGCTCCTACAACATTAAAGTCTGGTGCTTCTATCGTTGTGGGGGTAACTGCTCCACCTCCACCTCCACCAGCACCTGCAGGTGTTTGTACTTTTCTTATAGCTGCAATATTAGCTAAACCTTGAGCAATAGCTGCTGCTGCCGCAATAGCTGCTCTTGCTGGAGCATCAAGAGTAGGTAAATTAAATTGACTTTCATAAGCTCTCTGTGCTGCTGCATAAGTTGATATTAACGTTGAAGCTATAGCCAATGTTTTACCAACTCCAGTTTCTTTTCCAGCTAATTGACTTAAAGCCATTAATCCATTACCCACATCTTGATATGCTTGTAATTTAGAATCTCTTTCTATTTCAGCTAATTTTATAGAATCTTTAGTTGCTTTTTTTTGCATTTTATCTGCATCTTTCAATTCTTTAGCTCTAATTTTTAACTGAGTATCTGAATTTTTAGATAAATTCTTTAAGAAAGCACCTGCATCTTTAAAGGCTTCTTTATTTGTTGTTTTTAATACACTTCCTATTGCTTTTACTGTTTTAACTGCATTTGTTTCTTCAGGGTCAGTTCCTATAGTATCAAGTTCTGCAAACGATTCGATAAGTCTATTTATATCTTCTTGAATATCTACAACTGTTTGCTCTCTTCTTTCTTTACCTTTTAAAGTCATTTTTACTAATTCTTCTGAAGTTGCACGACCTCCTGATTTAAGAAAAGCTAAAGCTGCTTCATAAAATTTTATATTATCTGCAATTGAAGATTGCTCAACTTCAAGCATCTCCACATATTTAGCTTGTATCTTAGTCATAATAGCATTTGCTAATGCTTTTTGTTTTAATACAGGTATATATTCTTCTATAGCTTTTTTAGACTCTTCAGTTAATGTTCCTTCTTCATTTAGTTCTACATTTAACTTTTTATGTTCTTTTCTTAACTTATCTAAAGCTGCTTGTTTCTCAAAAGAAGATTGTGTGCTATCATCTAATATTCTTACAAGTGTTTGCAATTGCCCAATCTGTTCTCCTGCTGCACTTGCTGCTGCCTTTTGAACATCTTTAAGGTCTTTCATTTCTTGTGTAACCCCGCTAAGCATTTCCATTAGCTTAGGACCAAATGAAATTAAAAGCTGCACAACAATTAAAAATCCACCAGTACCAATTAATGATTTACCTAATTCTTTAAATGATTTTGTTACACTTTTATTTGTTTCTATAAAACTAGCAAATAGCGTTACTACTTGCGACAAGTTGTTTGCAATAGCTGTAAAACCATAAGAAGCATCTGATGCTAAACGACCTGTTTCAAGTAATATTGCATTATTAAGACCAGATTGTGCTCTACCTTTTTCTGTAGCTTTTGTAACTTTTGTTTGTGCTCCTTCTAGTTCTTTTAGTTTATTTACTACTTTATCTACGTTTACTTCAGCAGATTTAGTTGTAATATCTACACTAATTAATATTTTCTTACTTGCCATGCTTCAATCTTTTTAGCTGTTCTTTCATTTCACTATAATTACTAACCCCTGCATATTTACCTTTAGCAATATCAATTAATTCATCTTCTCCATACCAATCAGAAGCATTAAGTAAATCTATTATTTGTTTAATCATTGCTTAATTTATTTAAAAGTTCTAAATCACTTACCTCTGTATTAAAGTTTGTTCTTATAGAATTAATACGATAAGCCCTGTTTTGTATTATAAGCTCATCGTTTAATCTATAGTTTGCCAAAACATCAGTAGATAAATATGCTTTTAATTTATATATTCTTTTTTTCTCATTAAATATTCCATTTATATAAGTAGCATAAAACTTCTTAAATAATGAATTTGTTGTTCCTCCATAGTTTTGCAAATTCCATTCGTCAATCTCATCGTCAAAGTTTATTGTAAAAGATGGTGCTGTTGAACTTGTTCCATCTTCATTTGTATTGGATGGTCTATAATATTGTGTTATTTCTGTAGGTGGTGAATCTGAAATCCACTTAATACCAGAGCCTGCAGTCAATCCTGTTTCTTGAACTGCATAAAATATTAATGGTTTTGTAAGTACAGGTTCATAATTACCAGTATTAGGAGTTACGTCTGTGTCAGAGGTAAACTCTCCTGCAGCAGAATATCCCCATAATATATCAGTTAGATATGCTGTGTCTGCAGTATCATAAGGACTGCTTGATGTTAGATTCTTATCAAACAATCTTTCAAACTTCATGTGCTCAAAAGGCACTTCAACTTCATAAACAGTTCCTCTATCAATTCCTTGTGGTCTAACTTCCTCATCACCAAATATATCATTAAACTGCTCTTGATGATTTATAGACAGCAAAGTGCTTGGTTCTTGATAACTAAAATCTATTTCATTATACTCAAAAGCTCTATTTACTTGTAGTCTTGATGTATCTACAAACTTAGTTATATCCCATTCTCCTTCTGATGGATTATTAACTCTATCAGCATAAAACTCATCTAATGTATCTACTTCAATTTTATCAAAATCTGCATCTCCAACATCTTCTACATAATATGCAGTTAGATTAAACATTTTAAATATGCCAGTTAAAAAATCTATAACCTTTAATTTTGGCACATTCTGAGTAATAATAATTTCACTTACTGTAGATATTGAATTGCCAGTACCATTAATATTATAAATAGCATCTTCTTGTCCTGATATTGTTCCATTTGTTATAATAAACTTTGTTAACTCTATTTGTGGTGTAAATGATATTGCTGTATTTGATTCAATAATCCATTTAATTTGATAGTTTACAGGATTAAAACTTTGTACTAATTCAAAAGTAAGTGTTCTACTAGAACCTGCAGCCATAGTTGATTCTTTCAATGTTGTACCACTTACATAATCAATTGCTTTCATTTTAAATGGAATACTTGTGTTACCTCCACTAGTAGTTACAGTTAATGTAGCTTGATAACTTGCGTTTGAATTTTCTACTGTTACAGACCAAGTATCTCCACTTACTGCAAATCCTAAGTCGCCAGAAGAATATCCCCAATCACCACATATTCTACTTAATACTTCTTCTTGGTTTTCATCACCACCTATAGGTCCTTTGTTTCTACTTAACCATAAATATAAATTAGAAAACTCTGTATTATTAAAAAAATCTCTAGTAAACGCAATATTAGATGGATAACCATTTGCAACTGTATATTTATCTTCTATAGCTTCTATAATGGTTAAACATTTTATTGCAGGTTTTAAATCATCAAATGCAAGTCCAATATTGTTTGCTGTTGTATTATAATATAAGTTTCCACTATATTCAGGACTAGATTGTGCTGAATCATAATAAAATCTTTTAGTGTGTGATATTAAAGGATATACTATTTTACCTGAAGACAATCCACTTTGTAATCCTGTCTTAACATTAGAACTGCTATAATCATGTGTATAATCATCTAGCTCAGGTAAATCACCAAGCTCATCATCACCAAGTAAATCTTTTAGATTTATTAAATTGCCATAAAAAACAACTGTATATGAAAAAGGTTTATTGTCTCTTAGCTTTACATTTTCTAATGATATTTTACCTCTTTTAAATGGATTAAAGTCCATTTCCATAATGGCATCTTTTCTAGTTCTAGCATCAAATCCATTATCTATTTCAGATTTATACCAATGCTGAAATATCTTATTGTTTTCTCTTGAAGCTGGAACTGTAAATGTTTCACTAAAATCAGTAAATACCTTTCCTATATCTCTTACATCTTGAATCTTTGATGTTAAAGTAATTGTTTCATCATCAAACATATCAACTCTTCGATAAACATCATCTCCATCTTTTATATATAAAACTATTTTTTGCATTATAGAATATTATTTATCTTATCAAACGCATAGTCAAATTGAACTGTATAAGTAATCAGCTTGTCATTTACCGACTTTTTAAACTGTAATGAATTAGATTTTAGATTTATTGGCAATACATTTGATAAGTCATCAACCCAAACTTGTTCTGCTAACATCTTTTGTCTAACAACCTCATTATAACTTTGAGGATAGAATCCAGTATTCATTGTAATAGATTCTTTTCCATTTGCCATAAATTTCTTTTCTTGATGTTTGCTTAAAGAATAAGAAGGTGTGCCTCCTGAGTTTTCTATATCTAAAATATTATTTTTGAATTTCTCTGATGTTATGTTGATATTTGTAATAGATTTTTTAAAGTACCACAAGTTTTGTAGTGCCCCATATTTATTATAGAATATTACATTTAATGGGCTAAATTTACATTCATTTACTTTTTTCAATGTTATTATTGTGTCTGTATATCCACTTACTGAAGTGTCAAAAGTAACTGTATCGCCATCATTCAATATGGCTGTATCTTCAATAATTATATATTGTATTTTTTGATTAGTATTTCCATTATCAGCAATTTGTATTGGTGTTGTGCCAGAACCCCAAGTAGAATCATTAGTTTCCCAAAAATCATTAGCAGCTTCCCAGTTTATATTAGCACCTGCTGAAGAAGTAAGTGTAACTAATGGTAGAGCTTCTGCAAACACAGGTATTTTTATATCTTGCCCATCAAAATAATAAACATCTGTATTATCTTGTAAAACCATTGGAGTTGTTGTTTCTCTAGGATTTGCTCCATCTTCAAAATATCCATAACCATCTACACCTAAAAAAGTGCTTGTATTTGTGTCTTGACTATTTACTTGAATAATAGTTCCACTTGAATTGTATATAGTAATATCTGCATCTACCCAAACTATATCAGTAGCATAATTATTATATTCTGTTTCTAAATAATCTCTTATAAGTTCACTTAATTCAAATACAACATATGGTTTAGCAAATAATATGTAGTTTTCACCAGAAGCCATAATATCTGCACTTAATGATAATGTAGAATCGCTATCAATAGCAGTAACACTTGCAGTTGTATTGTCTGTAGTGTTCTTTACAAAGCTACCAACTTGTGCTGTAGTATTAAAGTTTTGTGTACTATCTACTAATTTATTTGCAGTAGTTGATGTAGTTGTACCTCTATCTAATTCATCTAATCTTTGGTCTTTGCTTATTGTATATCTTAAGTAAGCACTTGTTCTTTGTGCGTGTGTTCCAGTCCAAATATATAATTGTAATTTTACAGAATCTAAATCTGCATTAGATACTTTAAAATAATATGGACTTCTTGTGTTTATTACTGTACTCATTATATTTTTCTTGTAAATGTTTCTCCTGATTTATCCCATCCTAGTAAAACCAATATATCATCTAAATTAAGAGATATGTCTTTTGTTATACTCGGTATTATTCCAAAAACCTTATCAGATTGTTTATCTAATAATTTTCTTAAAAATCCTGTTCCTTGAATACCATATCTATCTATCTTTCTTTTCATGTATTCAGCAACTTTTTTTTTGTTCTTTATTTTTTCTAATTTAACGGGTTTTTTATTAATCCATTTTTCTAAACCTGAAACTGTAGCTTTTACTTTATCTGGTCCTGCTCCTTCATCAAGTATTTCTCCATAAGCATTACCAACTATTCTATACGATTGAGTTGCTGCAAATCCCGTTTCATTTACTACATTTTTAAGTTTCTTCACTAATCTTAGGCTATTTCTTAAATCTCCACTAGAATCTAATGGTGAATTTATAGTTCTATTTCCAAATAACTTACTTCTATATGTTCTTGTTTGTGGTCTTAGTATTTCTTGTCTAGTCAATACAATCAACCTTCTTACATAATTGGTTAAAAAAACCTCAGTATTTCTTAGTTTTAAACTCATTAGCAAGGTGATTGTCCGTTAGCATTAATATCTGATATTTGATTGTTTGGCACTATTACATCAAAATCCATTGACCATCCAGCAAGTAAATTTTCAAATCTATCTTCAAACATATCTGCTGTAAAATCACTATCTACTTGAAATAAATCTGTGAATAATTCTCCTCTTCTTAATGAACTTTGTAAACCATTGATTACAAAAAACATTGTGTTCAATATATCTTGTTTATTATTTATGCCATGAAAATAATTGTCTTGATTTTTAATATCTTCATTAGTATCATGCACGACATCCATACAAATTACTTGTAGATTAAATACAACTACATGTTCTTGAAATGTACAGTTGTTTACTATAATATGTGCTAAAGGAAAAATACTTTGTTTTGCTAAATCTACTTCAAATATATCTCCTGATGTAACTGTATTAATATTAGAATTACCTTGAAGATATGTTTTTAAAGTGTCTAATATGTCGTAAAATGTTGTCATGTCTTATATGCCTTTTTTATTTCTTGATTCTCTATCTCTATTTTTTCTTTCTCAAATGCCAAATAATTTAAACATTGGAAAAGTGGTAGCTTGGTAATCCTATCGAACTGTAGGACATTTCCTTTAGCAAGTGCATAGATTGATTGATACCAACCCCACTTTTTTGCAAATGTTGCTCTAGCTGATAAATCTGTGAACTCGTGAGATTCTTCTCCATATATTTCGGTATAGCTCCCAGTAACGCTTTCCCTAAATCGTAAAAAAAAACCATTGAACTTATTACTACATTCATTGGCATTTCTTTCATTATCTCTTGTATTTCTTCCTTGACTTCATAAGGTGCTATTCCGTATTTATTGCCTAGCTTAAAATTAACTGGCCTGTATAATACAGCCATCGCTTTATGCATTTTTTGCCAATCAGAAATGTTATTTTCAATATCGACATACTCGCCTAAACTAATATCATCTAACTTTGGTATAAATCCCATATCCACACCTTCTAACTCGAATCTTTGTACTAGCTTAGGTTTCTCTTCAAATGCTTTGTTTAGTATGTCTAATATCTTCTTATATCCTCTTACAGATATTTTAGAAACATCCTTTAAACTAACGTCACAAAATATCTCAACAAGTTTCATATTTAAAAAGTTTACAAGCTCATCTGTTTCTTCAGCGTCTTTGTGAGAATCCACAATTTTCATGTACTTTTGATATTGCCATAATTTAATATCTTCAAGAGCTGCAGGTACTTCTAGTTCAATTCTTTTTCTTGCCATATAATAATTAATAATTTACTTAAACTTTGTATCTCAATATACTCACCTGAATATATGTCAGGTAGAATATGTTATTATTTATGTATGTTACATATATGTTATACACTATGCATGTAATACACTATGTATATTATACACTATGCTTATATAACACTATGTATATATATATATAATATATATGTTCTGACTAATTGTCACTAGCGTTATATTTTTTATAGTAGTGAACATATAATTCATATATCTTTTCACTCCATTCTTTTTTGCCATAAGCAACAGGACTTCTGGTTATATTACCATTATTGTTTACTTCAACATAGTATTCTTTATCGTTCTTTGGCACAGCATAAACCTTGATTCCTTTATCTACACAAAATGCAATCGCATTTATTGAATGTGCCAGATTGGTATAGTATAAAGTAGAAATCTTTTTACTCATTAGATTCATAAAGGTATTGAATTCATATTGAATTGACAAGTGTCAGATGGAAACTATGATTTGTAGAGAGAGTAGGGTAATAAAGGATACAAGATTGAAAACAGGCATACTCAATAAATATAAGCGTTTCTAAGGCGTTATACTAAAAAAGTGGACTATATATATAGAATTAAACTAATATGCTCTTAAATCGCACAAAAAGTGGCTTAAATTGTGTCTTTTGGGTAGAATTTAGAGGAATAATAAAAAAAAATAGTTTAATTAATCTTTTATCTCTGATAATCAACTATTTAAATAAAAACAAAAAAAAAGAGGGTTTAAAAAACCCCCTCTAAATATTAATAAACTTTAATTAATTTTTAATTACTATATCTCAATTAAATTATGCTCTTGAATTATTGCACGGCTTAAAATGTTTGCTATGTCTTTAATCTTTTGACTATGCTCGGCAACTTTACTAAAATTTAGATTTTGTCCTAAAAATTGTGATTTAGTTATAATTAATATACCATGTACTTTGTTAAATTCTCTAAATGTATCGTAAAGAGTTTTAATTTGATTTATCCATATTAACGGCTTTCTTGCTTTGATTAACTTTTGCTCAAAGTATTTTAATTGATTATAAACGTAATTTAATTCAATTTGTGTTATTCTATGAATTTTTATTCCTTTTTTCTGTGCTTCCCACATTAAGAGGTTAATATGCTTTGATGTTGTCATAGAATAACCAATATCATTAATAATTAAGTTTTGTTTGTCTATAAAATGCCCAAGTATATAATGATACCCATAAGAATAAATTCTGTCATATTCATAAAATAAACTATTAACCTGTCCGTGTGTTTTGTCATCTTGATTAAGATAACTTTGTATAAGTGTTTCGTTTGTTTTCATATTATTTAAATTTAAATTGTCTTATTGTTTTTATTTTCTTTGATGGGCAAATGCTAACTAATTTTGTAACATTATAACCCCTACATGTATAACTTTTGTCTGTTCGTTCTGTTCCTCCTAAATTCCTGAAAAAATTTAATGTATCATTACTTATGATATTTTCATATTGTTTTTTTGTAATTTGTTCGGTTTCTGTTTTTCTTTTTTGCCAATTCTTAAGTGGCTTGATGTAATTTGTTTTTGTCATTAATATTTCCATTGTTTTAATTTTTAGAGTTCGATACTGAAAAAAATAGTAAATACAAAGGCACTTAAATAAATAAATAGCTTTATAAATCTATCACTTAGTATAATTTTTGTAAATAGGTTTTTTAATTGTTTCATGTTTTTGTTTTTAAATTATATTCAAATGTATATAAATATTTCCAACTGACAAAATAAAATTATAAATATTTTTTTTATATGTTTGATAATTGGGTTAATTGCATTTTATAAAAAATATGCCAAAAAATACCCCCATCGAATTGCTATTGAATTGACAGGGGTAAAAACCAAACATGAAAAAATACTATTAAATTTACATATATTGAATTAACAATTTAGATAATCGTGATTATGAATTACTTTCATTTTTATCTCACCATCAGGATGTAGTGTATAAATCATTTTAAGCGATTCTAACAACACTTCTAACTCTTGTTGAGTAATTGTATAACCAAAGACCTCTAACCTCGCTAAAACCTCACTATTTTCTTTCTCCTCTCCTTTTATTTGCCAATGAGATGATATTTCAATTAATACATCATTTTCTAATGTATTAATATTTTCTCTTGGTGTGGATATTAAATTTCTATTGTACTCTTTTAAATTCTTAATTATTGTTTTCATTATTTATTAAATTCATATATTGTATATTTCTGTTTCTTCTATATTGTTTTATAGTCCACTCAACACTTCTATCCGTGTTGAATTCTTTAGTATACTCATCACTATTAAATTCTTTAATATGAAAAGTATATTTATACATTTTGCTTTCTGTATTCGTGTTCTAAATTAGTATGGTAAACCTCAAGTTTAGCTTCTAATTCTTTTATTCTGTTTTCATATTCTACATTCTTTTCTGTGGCATTATGCAGAAGTTGTCTAAGGTGGTTTATTTCCACTCTTACAATATCAGGAGTTCGTGTCATTGATTTCTGTTTTACTATTTAAAAATTCTATTGTGCCAAAGATAAAATCTTCTTTAGCTTCTTTACTTTCAAAACTTGTTGGTATTCTTAACCAATACTGAGTTTTGTCTGTCGTAAAAAACGACATTAATATTTTGCCTAATGTTCTCATATTCTTTGTTGTCTGCGTTGAAATTCATATCTAAGAGCATGAAGATAATCTATATCTTTTCTATTGTAACTACAATATTTGATAGCATCCTCAGCTTCAATCAGGTGGTCCATTAAATCACCTAATTCCATTTCTTTTAATTCATCTAATGTTTTCATTCTGTTTCTTTTAAATGTCTTACTAATCTGTTTAAACCATCGCAAACACCTTTATATTCAGAATAAGTGTTACTATCGTTTACCCACTCATTATCTGCTTTTATGTCTTGGCAGATATTAATTATTCTTTCTATTGTTAAATTCATTTCTTTTTCTTTTTAAATGTTTCATCAATCAATTGGATGTTTTTCTTTGCTATCCAATCAAAGTCGTTACGATGAAAATATCTGTTATCATCGTATCTTTTTAAGGTTGCTTTTAAATTTGCTTTTTTCATTTTCTTTGTTTTAAATTGTTGGAACATATGAATATTCTTTAATGGTTGTAAACAAACTGCCACCATCATTTCCCTCATCATCCATACTTGGGTACATCCAAAATTGTTCTCCATTTGGTTTCTTCATTAAAAGACATAATGGGCTTTTATACCACATATTATCTTCTAATTCGTTTTTAGTCATGTATTCGACTTTCATTATTCTTGCACCTCTTAAATGTTTATTGGCGAGTGCAGTCCAATGTTCTTCTACGTTTTCAATTGTTTTCATAATAATTGTTTTAATGTTTATACAATACTATACATTCCACATGACATATCCAAATAAAAAATATAAAAAATTAAATATACCTCTGTAAATTATTTTACAAAATAGCTACCATGAGGCACAGAACGAGTTAATAAATATTGAATTGAATATCTACTTCCATCAATAGCATGGTTAAAATTATCTTGTGGTATAGCACCTGTAAGTTTCCATGAATAGTTATTAAATTCACGAATTAAATTAACACTTGAATTGTCAATTATAATATTATAATCTTGCATTAAACTAATTCCTGTGAGTATACTTCCTTTCTTTTTTATTGTCGGCACTATATTTAAACCTTTTACTTTTAATTCAGCCAAAAGTCTTGGTTCACTATTATCAGCTACGATTAAATTCTTGCCACAACATCTGATACATAAATCAAATATTTGACTTGTTGTTAATCCTGTTTTATAAAAGTGTTCCTTTAACCAAATAATTTTTCTAGTTTTATCAATGGCAACTTCAACTAAAGCTGAGGGGTCTACACTAAAACCAAAGTCTAAACCAAATATTGAATCTATATCCTTATTGAATTTACCCATATTCCAATGAGTAAATATAACTCCCTCTGCTCTCTGCAACCATCCACCCATTATTTGATGCTTATATTTCTCAGGTCTTCTAACTTTCATATCCTCTATTTGTGCTACAAACGATTCAGATAAATGTTCTTTGTTATCTAAGTATGTAGTATGAATATAAGTTATATCATTCATATTACCATTAAATCCATCAGGGATGCCTCTATTCTGAAAAAACCTTTGATATATCCAATTCTCTTTTGTAGTAGGGTTTAGAATTAATATACATCTATTCGGCACTTCTTTTGCCCTAATACTAAAATCTATTTTATCAAAACTCTCTTCATCTGTTAATTCCTCTGCTTCATCTAATACAAATGTAGATACCCCTTGAATTGACTTTAGCTTTGCAGTTTGGTCTCCACTACTTGTTCTAATACCACTAAAGTATATTGAACTGCCTGTTAAATTGTTTATAATTTCTGTTTTAGTTATTGTAAATTGTTGAGCAATACCCATTAATTCTAGCTTCTCAATAAATTCAGGTATAATTGACATACCTGCTGAAGTCATCGTAAAACGAGTAAACAATATCCTGTGTCCTTTTTCAAAGGTTAGTAATACTAAAAAGGTATTGACTGCAAATGATTTCCCACTACCACGACCCCCCGTAACTACAAAATATCTATTCTTTGAATTGAATAGAGCTTGATATTTTTTATTTAGATTCAGATTCCTCATCTATTTCTGCTTCAATATCAATAGTATCTTCTTTTTTATCTAAGAAATTAATAACAGGAATGTTTACTTCTGTTTTAATATCCATTTCTTTTCTTTCTTTTGGTTTGCCATATTTATACTCCCAAAGTAATCTCATGTGAGGGAAACTTTCCTTTGACATCTTGGCAAGTTCTAACCATGCTTTTTCTTCACTACCAAATACTTTCTTCATACTCTGTAAAGCAAAACTACTTAACTTCTTTTCAGTCGCTTTAGGTTTTCTTCCTTGACCTCTTGAGATGCCTTTGACTGCACCATTGTTTTTGCGACCATCAGGTTTCTTTTTATTGTCTTCTAATTCTTCCATTGATTTTTACTTATTAATTGTGATATAATTGAATAGTTTCCTAAGTCTTGAAACGTATCAACTAGCGATTCATTATTGGCTTTTCGATTCTTAATGATTAAGTTTTTCCAACGACTTATCTTGTCATTCATTCTAAACCATAATCCAGATAATGCAAACTTTTTGCCCTCTTCTGTATCTAAGTCAGCTCCTGTACTTATATTACTTATACCATAATCTAATTGCTTTTTACAGAATAATTCAAACTGCTCTAGCATAATAGATTCATAATTCTTATACAAATTAGGAGATTCTTTTTGTAATAATTTTCTATACGTATTTTTCATACTTTAATTTATATATTAATATTTCTATATCTTGAATTTCTTTTAGTAGTTTTCTCATATCTTCTGGAACTATCCTTTGTCTATTATGTAAATTAGAACTTTTTTTATAAGAACCATTCCTAATTATAAACTGACATAAATTATTTTTATACTCAGTATAATATTCTATGTTTTCAATCTCTACATTCAAGAACTCGAAGGGATGACTTGTACTCATTAATTGCTTTTAATATACCACTACAACACTCATATTCTTCTTGTTGTTCGTAGTGCTGTAAAATTATAACCACATCGGTTAGTGTTGTTGTGTGCGTTTGTAAACATAACAAAGTATCTTCATAACACGCATCCTTGTCTAAATATACCATCTTTCATAAAGTTTCTATAACTAAGTAATCATTTAAGTCGAAATCATTTTTAATATATCTCTCATAAACATTTATTGCCATATCTACTTTCTGTTCTCCACTATAATAAAAATCCTCACTTACATCAAATATACCAATTTCATTTGTAGGAGTTTTATCAATAGTTATGTATCTAAAATCTTTATATGATTTGCCAAACAAATTACAATATATGAAACATTGACTATCATAATTCCATGCCTTTGCACTATACTTAAATTTATTTAAATCACTTGTACTCTTTAAATCTATTAGTAAACTACCTAAAGCATCAGCTTTTGCTCTAAATGGATAATCCATTAAGTAATTTATTTGTGGTACTTCAAAATCACAATCAGCTATTAAATCTCTAGCATCAGGACAATTATAAAATCTATCTCTCATCTGTAATGCTTTATCCCTATCTCGAATTGTAAAGACATCCCACCTTTCAGTTTTGGCAAGTTTATATTCTTTGTTTGCTTTAGTTTTTACATCTAAGAACAAACACTCATTAAATTTATCTTCTTCTAATATACTTGCATGAAATAAATAACCTTGTGCAAGGGCATCAGATTCAGTAGGTAAATCATCTTGTTTCTTATATTCTCTAGGAGACTTTAGTAATTGGCTTATTGCACTACTAGATAAACATGCCTTAGATAAATAACCATAATAGAATTTATCTTGTATTGCTTTTTCTACAAGTTCGTTTCTGTCCCAAACTTCACCATCTAATGTTGTAAATAAATCTTTCATTTGCAATCGTAATTATAAGTTTGTGTGTAATCTAATTCCCAACAATCACCAGATATATAGTAATCGTAAACTTCATTGTTGCCATTTATACAAACAAAAACATATCTAACGTAATTGTCTCCATACTCTACATGGTGTGGGTCTAATCTAGGTGGCGAAGGATAGTAACTTAAATCACAATTCTCCTTTGTACAACTTTGTATAAACATAATTAATAGTATTAAAATTATTCTCATTGTTTCTTTGTTTGAAACAAATTAAATAATAATTAATTAATTATGCAAGTTTAGTTGAATTTCTTTTTCCAAATATCCATAGCTACTGCATATCTTTGCTTAGGGTCAGGATATTCTATAATCATCTTGGCATTATTCATAAATCTGCCTAAGAAGTTTTCTTTTTGCTCGTATCGTTTTGGTTTAAGTAATGGCATATATAAATAATAAATAAGTATATAATTGTTTAAAATCTACATTTTTTACATTCCCACTTCTCGCCTAGCTTATTTATGTAGTGTTTAAAATCGTATTGTTCAGAATAATAAATCCATTTTTTATCATAATAAATTGCAGTTACTTTACAATTTTCTAATGGTATGTTTTCCTCATCACTTTCGTAATCATGTTCGACTTTTAGTACAATAGATTTTTTTGTATGCCATGAATCACAAATCCTTTCAAGTAAAAGTCTTTGACCTGTTGGTATCTTTTTAAATTTATACTTAACCTCTATTAGAATTAATATATCATTGTCAAATTCTAAAACTGCATCAATATCTGAAGGATGCATTTTGCCATTTTGAACACCTGTAAAATCTATTACTTGTCTTACTTTCTTTCTATTTCTAATAAGACTACTCATCTAAGTATTCAAGATATACTCTATGCAATTTATTGTGTAATTCTTTTTTAAAGCATGAACCACAACTTGTCATCTTTTTGTTTTGGTGAAAAACTCTATTGAATATGCTTAAAAGTTTCTTTTGTGTTTGTGGATGCACAGTAGATTTATTTGCCTTAAAATATTTATCTAAATACTCAAACTCATCTTCTGTTAAACACTCAGGTTTGTAATAAGGGAATAAATAATTTAGCTTTTCCTTTCTGTCATCACATCCACAATCTTCTCCTAATACCCATTTAGCTACTTTATCAATTCCTGTTTTTTTGAACACCTTTTCTAGTGTATCTCCTAGACCTTTACTTTTTGTATCTTTGATACTCTTTTTTGGCTCTTTTTCTAATTTTTTCTTTGGCATTAGTTAATGTATTAAATATTGAACTTAAACTTATTTTTGTTTCTTTACTTATGTCTCTCATACTCATTTTGGTATTAAAATATAACTTAGTCATTTTTTTATCATACCAATACCAACTATCAATCTCATCATCAATTACATCAAACAACTTGTCTAATTTAATCTTTTTTTCGTAATTGTCAATTAAATTATTGTAATCTTCTATATGGTCTTCATATAATTTATGTAAATCATCTCTGTTGAATTCACTAAATAAATATATTTTTTTATTCTTAACTGCTTTACCAAACTGCAAAAACTTACTATAAAATATATTTCTAAGTGTAATATAAATGTAAAATGTATTTATTTCTTTATCATTATACATAATCTTATTTACATCTTTAACGTAATCATGCATTCTTAAATACATCTCTTGAACTATTTCATTGGCATCTTCATTACTAATTTTGAAACTACTAGCCATACGAATCCATTCATTATGTCTCTTTGCCAAAATATTAAGTATTTTAGACATTAAGAATCGTTTTAATTTGTTCAAGACTATTGCAAACATGATAGTTGCCTTTCCATTCTTTTTGGAATTCAACTTCATCTGGTGTAAGTTTCTGTTGAGATTTAGATTTATTACCATCTTTTAATTCTATAAGATAGTTATGATTATTAAATCCAATAATAATATCTGGTGCACCTTTGCCGAGCTGATGTGTGTGTAAAACAGAGCAACCAATATCTCTTAGTTTGGCAACTATTTCTTTTTGGTTAGCATCTACTCTTGCTCTTCTTCGCATCGAAACTTATCTATTTCTTCAAATGGTGTTTCATTATGAAAAAAATATCTCGATGATTTTCTATCGAAAGTTATGCCATGTATTTCTTGTGGATAACCTACGAGTTTTTGTTTCTTTATTTTTTGACTGCCAAATATTACAGATGTATCTGAAAAATCAACTGCTCTATTAGGTCGCCAAACAAATAATACATTGTCGGCTTTATCTGAAAATGTTCCCCCACCTTTAATTCTATTTAAATCAGGTTTATAATATTTATTATTATCATCTTTTTGAGGTGTAACTTGGTGTGCAACTAAATGAATTGATATTTTATTCTCAATTGCAAATCTTTTTAACTCACTCATAAATCTACTGATATACAAATCTTCTCTCTCTCCATACTGCATCCTATGTTGAATTGTATTGTAAGGGTCGATTATCAAAGAACGTATGCCTTTTGACTTGACTAAAAACTTAGCCCTTTCAAATATATCTTCTAATTTATAACTTTTTTTTGGATATATTATAAAAAAGTGACGTTTCATAAATTCCATACCCTCTTTGAACTCATCTTCACTCATATAATTACTTTCAAAGTATGGGTCTGCTGATTTGCCGATATACGTTTCAATCAAATCATTATAAAAATCATTTATTGGCATATTCTCAGGTGAAAACACTCCAAACTTCCAACCATCATAAACTGCTTTTAATAATGCCAATTGATTAAGAAACATACTTTTACCTTCATTTTGGTATCCTGTCCATATATTCAATTCACCATTTCGCCAAGTCCATGCTGAATCTACACTTGGTATATAAGTTGTAGTACCCCTTTCCTGACCATTTCTATAACCATCTAACATTGAATCATATATATCATCAATGCCAAATATACCTTCAACTTTAGGGTCTGTGGCATGTCTTACTCTATCTTTCAATGCTTCAATACCTTCAGACAATAATAATTCATTGGCATCTTTATAAGGCTTGAAACTAACTATCTTACATTTTTCAGCACCAAATCTTCTAACTAACTCTTCTTGTAAATATCTACCATTATCATCCTCATCGACTGCCACATATATTCTATTAGCTTGGTCAAATACTTCATAACAACCAGATATACATTCTAACTTTTTATCTAGGTTTTTATCATTTACGTTAGGAGCACCCATATTTACAGATGTATGCCAAGTAATGCCAGCTACCTCCCAACTCAATGAATCTAATTCTCCTTCACAAATGATAATTAATTTTTCATTGGCAACCCTATCATAATTGTATATAATTGGCAAACCATTACGACTTTGTGTAAAGAATTTATCATTTATACCTCTAGTTTTATAATTTATAAGTTCATTGTTTCTAAAATATGGAAAAACAATACTTTTGCCATCCTTTGAACTTACTATCTTATTTGTTTCTATGACCTCATCTGTTATACCTCTTTTGTTTAAGAACTTCCTTGCTCTTTGATTTAGCTTCTTTAAGTTGTTCTTTACAGGCTTTTGGTAAACTTTATTCTCGGGCATAAAATATTTCTTTTTTACAGAACCCTTCCAGCTACATTTATGACAAAGAAATTGACCTGTTTCTAAGTTTATACTTAAACAAGGGTCTTTATAGTTTTCTTTGCCAATCTTATAGCAATTAGGACACTTTACTTTTTGTTGAGCATGGTCGCTCTTTGGCAATATACCAATTTTTTCAAACTCTGTTTTCATTGTTGTTATGTATTACACTATGTATATATATACTATGTTATATATTTAATTTATATATAACATGTTATATTACATGGAACTGACAAGCCTGGCATTTGGGCTAATAAATATTTTTCTTTGTTTTCCATGATTGCCAATACTTTTAGTTTCTCTTCTTATATAATCTTTGTCTTCTAGCTTTTTTAATATTCTGTATAAAGTTCTGTCGTTGAGCTTCAATGTATTACAAATCGATTGATTAGAAGCATAACAGTAATCTTTTTTAACTGCCAATGCTTGAATATGCGATAAAACGACTGCTTCCTGTATAGATAAATTTGTATTCATAAATGATAAGTTAATATTAATATAATTTTTCATTGTCTTAAATTTAATCTCAAAGTGCCTAGCTAATAACAATAACTAAGAATACACAGAAAAAAACACTAGGCACTCTAAGATTAGGTTAGTTAAAAGGGTAAATCAGTTTCAGCTTTCTGTGGCTGAGCTTGAGTAGTTGCATCAGGTTTCCACTCATCAATCCAAATTGAATGTGTTTTACCATATTGGTCAACTTCTTTTTTTCTACCCATTGATAACTTAACATATTTTTTGCCATTCATTTCAAATGCAAAATCATTTAACCTATCTAACTGAATAGAAAAGTTTACTAAATCGTAGTTTCCAACTTTTTTTCCACTACCTACATAATTTTTTTCACTCATAATAATTAAAATTTATTTTGTTAATAATTTTTCGACTTCTTTACTTACTTTGTATTTTTGTCTGACATCAGCAATAGTAAATCCTTTTTCTTTAATCGCCTTTAAAACGTTATTAAATTGTGCAGAATTCTTTTGTAACCATTGCTTATTGTCCTCTAATGTGCCCGTAGAAGCCTTTTTAGACACTTTTCCGTGCATATTAGTTGCGTCTGCATCTTTTGTATCATCTATTAAAAATAAGCCGTTTAAAGCGTATTTTCTAGCATAACTACTAGATGCACCGAAACTTTGTGCAACGTCCATCCCTTTTTTATTAGGGTCTATACCTGCTTGTGCAGATACACTAATACTATCTGTACCATCTGAAATAGTCGCAGTAGCAGTAACATATAATGGTTCATTATTTATAGAATCGGATAACATGAGAGTTAAACCTTCTTTTTTGAGAATAGGTTTGACTGCTTCTAAAATGTCCTCACAACTTCTATAATTATAATTACCAAAATTGTTTCGTTGATTTTTAGGTGCTTTCAAGGTCGCTTGAACATTCACCAATTTACTTTGCAAATTTTTCATTTTGCTAATATATACAAAAAATGTCAGATGCAACAAAAAAAGAGCAACATTTCTGCTACTCTTTTCTCAAACAATGAAAACAAAGAAAATCAATGAGTATTCATTTAACACCCTATTGAATTCACAAAGATAGTAAAAAATACCTATTAAATTCATAAAGGACTTATTTTCCTTGTCCTCTATATCTTTTTAAGTAATTTTTACTTGACTTGACTTTACTTGATTTGCTTTTGGCGTGTATGCCTTTTCTTTTACGACTATTAGATTTATATTTATTTACAACAGTTTTCTTTGGCATTACTTTCCTTTTATAATACTACTTGCTTTTTCTGTTGTACGACCACCAAAGTATGCTAATACTACAGCCATCATTACTTTTTCAAAGGTGTCATTCCATAATGGTCCTATCTGAAAATCGATTGAATTAACAGAATCCAATATACCTGCAAAACTAAATACCACAATGCACCAAATAAGAACAAGAGGGCGAACATTTTTACTAAGCCAACTATCACTAGATGCATCAGCTTTCCATCTTGTACTGATTTCTTCCATCTCTTTATTTTGTTGTTCATATATAAGTGTTTGTAATTTTATCTTGTCTTCAGTAGGTATCTTTGCTTTAGTAATTTCTGCTATAGCTTCTTTAGGTGAACTTACACCATTAAGTACATTTCCAAGTGTAGGATTAATAACTGATGCAGCACCAAATAATAATTTGCCAACAGTAGTATCTTTAAATTTCTTTTTATCAGGCATTTGTTATATCTATATATTTAGTTTTACCGTCATCTCTAACAGCTTTCAATATTTTATTTCTATTCTTTTCTTCACTTACATACGATACATGTACCCAATCAGGATTATCTTCATTACCAAACTCCCATATCATTTGGTCAAAGTCAAGATTATCTTTTATATAATGAAACATTTCTGCATTTGTTTTATAACCATATATATCATCTATATCTAAAGCTCTACCTTGACAATGCTGACTTCTATTAGAACCTCCTATAGCTTCATTTAAAGCAATTGACCTATAAAAAGAGTTTATTTTAATTGCACCTCCGACCCACTCTCTTAATGGTTCAAATACTTTCTCTGCTACTAATTTCATATTACTTAAACTATCTCCATTAGGCGTATTATCTATACCTAATCGTAAAGCTGTAACGCTTTTAGTTGCTTCTTTTTCTGATATATGTTTACTAATCATATTGTTCTAAATCTTCTATTATTATTCCAAAATATTCTTATGGCATTTCCTAAAATAGATTTATTTTTTATTCTATTGTTATACTCGTTTCTTATTTCGTTTAGTTGATTATTTCCGTTTTGTTGTTTATTCATTAGTTGCTACTCTTCTGTATTTTGAATTGTCTATTGCTTCTTGCATTTCTTCTACAGGAGCTTTTATTGTTAAAGAAATATCAGCATCCCACCTACCTATTAAACTGCTTCCTTTATATATAAATATAACTGGCACAGCTTTTATTTGACGTTTAATGCTTGGTTTTTGGTCTTCTAATAACGCTTTTACTATTCTAGCACCTTCAATCTGATTTAGTTGTTTATAATCATTTTTAAAGTTCCAAGAGCTATTGATATGTAGAACAGTATAATCTTGACTACTAGCTATTGCATATACAAACAATGCAATTAGGGCAATTAAATTTTTCATCTCTGTATGATTTCATATAACTTCTCGTCTATTTTATCTAACTTATTGCTGTTTTCCTCAACTTGCTTTGCTGTATTTTCGATTGTTTCACGGATTAACTGGTCTTTCAAATCGTATTCAGTTCGTGATATGCTAGGTTCAGGAAGTAGTTTAGCTTCTTGTATACCTGCGTTTAGGTCGGTGTACATTAAAGCAAGTGAAACTGCTCCTGCAATTACTATTCCTATTGTTCGTAGGTCTAGTGTTAGCTTTGTGTTTTCACTTACTTCGTTTTTCATAGTATTAACTTTTATCTTCTTCTTTGATTTCTTCATAAGAACCATCTTCCAAGTTGATATTTATTTTACCATACTTTTCTTCTAGCTCTTGTTTAAACTTATTTTCTTCCTCTTGAATACCTGCCCACAAATGTAGTAATCCGTGTTTCTGTACTTCAAGCTGTCCTAAGTCGTGCTTAATAGCAGCAAACTTCTTTTGAGATTCTTGTAATTTCTCAAGTTCTTTTGTTTCGATACAATCTTTTATTTCGCTCATAATATTAAATTTATATTCAAATATAGTTAATCCCAGTCAGGTCTCAAAACCTCATCTACTGGATTTATTTGTAATTCAATTTGATTATCTAAATTTGTTTTAATCGCTTCAACATCTAATCCTGCTTCTAACCATTCGATTACATCGTCTTTAGTTAAGTCAGCATAAGGAATAAAGTTATCTGGGTCATAAGTCACACCTAACGTACCTATTGAACTTGCTGTATGGTCTTCAGATTCGTCTTGAGCAATATAACTCCAATGTACTGTGTAGATAACATCGCTGTTATCGCCTTCTTGAATTTTTGCGTCTAACGCATTAATTTTCCAATTATAAGTATTTGCCATAATTAATTATTTTTAAGTATTTCTATTTCTTGTTTTAACTCTTGTATTGATTTTAATAATATCGGCACAAGTTTAGAGTAATCTACACTTTGCATTTCTTCTGCATCTTTTTCTCCTGAAACTGCTTCTGGTACTATCTCTTGTAATTCGTGTGCAAAAACTCCATAATCTTTACCACCATCTTTTTTCCACTCAAAGTCATATACTTTTATGTTATCTACTAAATCTAATCCGTTAAAATCTTTTTCATTTTGTTTTAATCTATAGTCAGAAGATGTATTATAAAAAGTTGCAGAACCAGAAGATTTTATTGAACCTACCTCATTATCTCCGTCATCTCTAAAAGATATTTGCGTTGCTCTATCAGAAGTCGTTTCAGCTCCATCGTGCCTACATCTAATGTTTGCTGTAGCTTCATTTGTAACTTCGTGATAAAATTGTGCTCCACTTGACCTTCTTACATCTAAACCATATGCAGGCGATGTAACTCCAATTCCTACGTTACCTGAAGTGTTAATAATCAAATAATTAGTTCCATTTCTTCTAAAATCTAAACCTAATCCATCAGCTGCTATTTCAAATTTTCCACTTGTTGATTGGTCTAAAACTAAAGATGCTACATTACTATCACTAATATGTAAAGTTGTATTATTACTTGATATACTAC